TAGATTTCATCATCGCAGCTACAGCCGTAGCCGTTACATTATTCAATACATCGGGGTCCATGCCCTGCTGTGCATCGCTAACACCTGTTCTCTTAGCCTGAACCGCATCCAAGTATTCCAGCATCGGCATAGCCTGAGCGAATGTACTCTGCACCGTTAGTGGAACCAAAGCATTAGGGTTCTTTAAGCGGATAACGCCACCAGGAGTCGCATTGAGCAAGTCATCCATATTGACCTGACCATCTACTGCACCTACTCGACTGTTGTTAGTTAGATACAGATTATCTAAGCTCTGACGAGTTATCGTGGACTTCTGTAACTGAATGTCCATAGTCCGATCAGCTAATGACTGACCAAAGAACTTGTGCGGGATTGGTATAGGACAGATAGAGTGGAACGGAATGTAGTCACACTCCTCATCTTCGAGTATCTCTGAGCCACAATAGATAATGCGACGCAACTCAGCAATACCGTCATCATCCTCATCTATGCGTATATAGCACTCGTATACCTCAAGTGTCTGCATAGCCTGATCTAGGCTAGTATTCTGGTCTGGCTGCTCACCATTAGGGAAACGTGCAATGCGCTCAGGACTAAACTCAAGATCGTTATAAGTCGCTAAGTCCTCGACAATATCCTTATCAAAGCCCATAGCTATCAACTCTGAACGAGTCATCAAGCGACGATGCGCTACAAAGCTAGACTCCTCAATGTTACGAGCAGACTTGGATATTAGAAATTCTTCAGGCGGTACGTTCTCAATCTTTACGCTACCTGATTCTTCTGTACGCTGAACATACACTTCATAACTAGGAATCTGTATGACATTACCCATCATGTCAGACGTTTCCGTATATTCTATTTCCTGCTTGACAACTTTAAGCGACTGATCCGATAGCAATAGTGCTAACTCATCCTCAGTCAGATTCTTATATTCTTCCTTACGTACATCTACCTTGTCATCCCAGTACGACTTAACGACACCTACCTTTTGCAGCAGAGCATCTTTAAACCAGTTATGCAGGATAAGCATTCCATCATTCTCACGATAGAAAGCCCAGTTACAGTAATCCGTAGCCTGTCTAGCTGACTCCTCATCCATTGGACCACGAGGCTCAAAGTAAACTATGTCCTCAGTAGTGGTGAACACACGTACCAACTGCGGGAGAGCGCCGTCAATTGCTTCGGCTACTTCTCCGGTAACAATTGAGCTACGACCTTCTATCTCATTACCGTAAGGTTGACGTAAGTAATACTCTAGTGCTGTCTTACGATCTTCGGTAGTCTCTGAGTCGATATAGCCTATCGAGTTATCAATCTCATTCTCGACAATGCCTTTAACTGTGCCTTCGTCCATCATAATGCGTTCCCTCTTAGGATTTTCGCAATTATACAATCCATTTCGTGTTAATAGGTAAATCTGACTGCCATGAAGTCGTGTCTTGGTCAAGGCTTATCGCTAGGTATCTAAAAGCGTCCGAAGCATGGCTAGACCAATCATGTAACGGCTTGTCGTAGAACACTTGCTGACGCTCGTTATACTCTCTACGGTAGTTCCTGAGAGCATCCAGACCTGTCTTAGTCTTATGATCGAACCAGCATTGCGGCAATAGCCTTCTAACGGCTTGAATACCGTCTGCAATCGACAAACGAGGAGCGACTGTTATATCCAGTCCTGCTTCCTGTAAAACCTCTTTACGGCTCTTTCCTGTGCCTAACTCCCGTACCTCTACGTCGTGTGGTAGGAACTGCGTGAAACCTTCGTACTTGTTATCTTTAAGCCAGGATACGTACCAGTCCAGACCGACACCGTGGTTTTCCGTGTAATCAATAAGGCGTACTTCTTTTCCAACCACCTGAGCAACCCACAGACTAGTAGAATCGCTAATCCCCAAATCCCAAGCAACATAAGACTTACACAGATCATCGCGCTCAATAGTCGTGACTCGGTTCTTTTCCTCAAGATTATTGATAATCTGCCCATAATATGAACCTTCTACGGCTGCGTCAAAGCTACATTCAAACTCTTGGTTATACTTATCGTCACCCATTTCCCTACGAGCGTCTTTAAGTTCCTTAGCCGCAAGAATCCCTGTATCACTAGCCTTAAACTCTAGTAATGCCCATCCTTCAGCAGTCTTAGCTCTGTCTCTAAACTCTGCGAAATGGTTCCTTCCTTTAGGAGTTCCAATAAATAGACACCACGTAGGAGCTTCGTCAGTGTTCCTATCAGCTAATGCTGGACGGATAACCTCATTCCATATTCTAGGATTTTGGTCGCCTATCTCATCAAGGATAACGCCATCGAAATACTGCCCACGCAAGCTATCAGCATTATCAGAGCCGTAAAGACTAATGCGCCTACCCCAAAAGTCAACCCTAAGCTCTGAGATGTTAGCCACAGCCCCAAGGGGACGAGTAAATTCCAGCAGGTAATCCCAAGCCACACGTTTCGACTGTGCGTAAGTCGGAGCAATATAGGCAAATCGTGGATTTGGTTTAGTGCATTCAATGGCAGCCTTGATTAGATGGTTAATCGCGCAGACACTTTTGCCCATACGTCTGTGGGCAACTACTACGGTAAATCGGTGTGACGCAACAGCATCATGGATTTGTAGCTGTTGTTCTCTAGGAGTATATGGGATGACTATTTCTGCCATGTAACCACGTGCTGTTGTGGCGCACCGTCTATACCTGTAATTTCTGATCTAGCTAAATCAGGGATGGTTTTCTTAAGCAGAATGTCAGCAGCTTTAATTTGGCTTGAACTCATTTCTATCTCACCATTAACGTGCTTAACCAAGCGGGAAAGAATAGCCCCTGCTTGTATTTTAGATTTCCATTCTTCACTCAAGGTAGTTTTCCTAATTCTGGCAGCCATAGTTATTTAAATTGCAATGAAATGTTATAAGGGCGAAATGCTTCAATAAGAATTTGATGGTTATTATCATCTTCAGCCGCCTTTGAAAACACACGCTTTGCATAAGAATTGTAAAAGAATTCCATCATTTTCTTTTGGAATTTAGCGTAAACACACTCTCCATAAGGCTTTACAGTAGCCGTCATATCCTTATGCTTAAGCCATTCAGCAAACCAATTTTTTGCGGAAAGAACTGCTTTTAAGCAATGCAATGGAGTAAATAAATCTTCTTTTGCTTTAATTCTTGTAGATCCGCCACCAGGAACCGCATTTGTAAGATTATGAAGTCCTATACTTTCAATATGGCTTTTTTCAAAATCATAAGCATCTTGCTCTATCTTAAAATAAGCAATTTTTCTTTTAATGATTGAAATATTATTTTTATGCAACTCTCTGATTAAATTGCATTTTTTTGAACATACTCCTTTTATAGCTTCTTTCTCGTGAGCATCAATTCTATTTCCTTTACCTTTGCCAATATAAAATGGCTTTCCACTTCTAGGATCAATTAACTCATATACGTAATAAGCTGTCTTTTCCATTTTTGCATTATCCTCTGGATGTCATGCGTAGAATATGTCGTACATATCCGGTCTATTAGTCTTTATCCATTCCCTCGGTTCTTCATGGCACTTAGCAAAGTCGTTTCCAACCGTCTGCGATCCTGCATGATGAACGTAACCTCTGCTGACAAAGTGAAAATATCCTGCCTTGCTAAGATCGTGACATATTATATTGTCTGAATACCAATTAGTGCTAGGGAATTGTGCCACATCCCATGCTTCCTTACTTATAGCCGCGAATATAGGCGCAATCACATCAGTCATCTTAATGTGTAACTCGCTCTCCCACTTTAACGCTGAGAATACGTCATCTTCCTCAGCTACTCGTATATTCTGTGCTGGTAGTACGTAATCTGATCTTGCACCTAAGAATCCAACCTTAAATGACTTACTGACGTACTTGTAATCCGCTTGCATCTTCTCAATGGTATCGGGAGCCAATACTACATCGTCATTAGCAATGATTAGTGAATCGTAATGCCCTGTAGAAAAGGCATAAGAGACAATTGCATTATACGCATCTCCGAAATTGGTAGCAGTATTTGGTCTGAACACGACTCTATCGTTGCCAAGTCTCTTTCTAACTTCTCCCCACAACTCCAGACTATTTGCACTAATGTAAACTGGCAATTCTCTTGCATATTGATTAATGCTCTCCAATAGTACGTGGATGCTTGAACTACCTACCGTAGCGATTACGATTGCTTGCACAAAACCACCTTCATAGAATCTACTGCTCTAGGAGTACGCATAATTTCCTGATCGGGAATGTTTTTGTCCATCAATTCCTGACCAAACTCTGACAGCTT